ACCTATTTGATCACCGGAATCTTACCGGACCAATACATCAAGAAATTTCTCTTCCGCAGTTGCGGGTATTTTTAACTACTAATCAAAATTGTAGTCAGGGACGTCCATCTCCCGTACAGCTTTTTGCACATAATCAGGATTATACTTGTGCCTAGCTATAAGTGCCGTCCAATCAGGGAATCCCAAAACAATATCTTTCTCAGAAATCGATGCTGTACGCATCAATCGTGTTATATAGGAATCCTTTCCTTCCCTGACAATTTCATCCATGAACTCCTTTAATACATCATGAATACGCCCATAAACCAGTTTAGACAAACTCAAGTACATATGCCTGCAAAAATCATAGGCAACTTTATTAGTCCCCTGTGTATCATAAGCCATGCCTATTGCAGATACTATATACTCTACTACTGATTTCGACTCCGCTTTCCCATAAGAGTATTTCAATATTATAGCTGATAACGGGCGATAGGGCAGTACCGGTGACATCTTATATTGTTGGAGCTCATCCTTAGTGAATACACTTTCCCGCTCAATAAAATAGCGCTTCAAGAACACTATACCTTTTTGATCAAACATTCCCGTATAACGATTAGGAACACTTATGAATTTTGATTTATTCATGTCCCTTATTTGCATCTTCCAATAATCAGCGACAAATCGAGCAAAACCTGGCTCATTGATAATGTCATTAACGTCCTTATGAGTATAAAGAACATGATCATCTCCATACACTACTATTCCCACTCGGTATAACTTAAATAACTGCCTAATTTGAGGCACACGATGTGGATGCCTCTCCATAACCTGACGAATATACAAGAAATATAGGAAAGCCACTATCCAAGAGTCCCCATGAGAGGTCTCAAAAGCTCCAGAGGGCATTCCCCCATAAATCACTCGCCATATTGTACCAAACAGGTGAGTGACTTTTATTGATAGCCGTTCAGCACAAATACGAAAAAATGCTCTCAATAATTGGCGATTAGGTATGGTCATTCTTTCAAAATTAAAATAAACGCTCGCCTGCGTAACATACAACATTAGTAATATCATGTGTATTGAGGTATCCAAATGTCTAAAATCACCATCCTCAAATATCATATCAGGGTCATCCCACCCCATCGTCATGGCAAAGGCAGTAGCTCCTCCAAACCAGAAAGACATACCAATTTTGATCACTCGCCCCCTCTCAATCGTCTGCCGATAGTGTAAACACATAGCAGCCATTATATACTGAAATAACGACAATATATAATAGGGTCGGAGCTTCCATGGTATCTCATCGGCCTCCTTCTGCGGCAGTCCGTGCTTATTATGAAATTCGTCCTTCAAGGTCACTTGAGCAGCAACATCTTGAGGCATATAATTCTCATCCTTCAGGAGCTCCGTCTTAAGTTTATGTAATTCCAATATCACATGAGGCAACTGCTCCATTTTCTTACCTGTAACCGATGCCACATGCCTAATACTAGCCACTTTCTCTTCCAAGCGTGGTCCCGCTCGTAATCCCGCAGAAGTATTTTTCCGAACACCGGCTACTGCCTCCACCAATGCTTCATCATAATCCCACACTTGTGATCGAAAAAAAGGCCTAGTACCCATAGCATAGTACAACATATCTAACGCTCCCCCAAACAATCCTTCTAATGATTTTATTTGGTGTGTTATTACTCTTGTATCCTTATTAAATTTCTGGATCATTCTAGGCAATTTGAGAGGATACAAATTCGAGACAGCATGAACAGAATAAGCTCCCTTCTTATCACCAGCAAATGCCAAATTAGTCCAACTTAACAATCGCATACATAATATTTTTAGCGTTGGTACTCTTTCGGGTGCATATGAA